ATGGCTGATATTATTTTAGGCTTGGCGCTTCTTTCTCTTTTGGCTTTTGTTATCGGAATTATAAAACCGCAGATCGTAAAGATGCCAAACAGAAAAAAAGTGGCAATCTTTTATCTTGGTGGTTTTTTGGTCATGGCTATGATTGCTGGGGCACTTTTCTCTGATGCAAAAAATGAGTCTCAGCCTCCACAGAAGCAGCAGACGGAAAAAGTACAGCTAAAACCGACTGAGGCCGCGCCGGTCGAATCTGAACAACCGGTTGACAAGTCACAGGTATCAGCTGATAGCGACCTATGTAAATCAGATTACAAAACCGCACTGGAAGCATTTACTGACCTCGGTGATTACTATACTGAAAATAATTCCCTTGAGATCATTAGTGAAACACCGCTGCATATCCGTCTTTCCAGCCCCGCATTAAAGGATGATTTTCCTGATGTAAAAGAAATGCTGGTAAAACGTGCAATTATTTACGGTGTATACCGTGCATTCCTTCATACAAATAAGGATGAGGTAACTATTACGTCATACCTTGTTGACATGAACAGTAAAAATAAGCTCACCGGAACATCTGAGTTTACTATTAAAATAACAAGAAAACAGGCGCTTGATATTCTCAAAAAGTATCTTCCTGTTCAGAGTTATGCTGACTTAATCGCGAAAGATAGTGGCGGGTGCTTTTTTTCAGATGGTTTTAATCAATTAAGATATGACGATAAAAATAAAAATGTCATTTTTAATAAATTCTTTAATGACCTGATATCTGAAAATAAATAATGATAGAAGCCCCGAATCTTGGGGCTTTTTTGTCAGAATCCCATTGCGACTTGTCTTTCATTTGTCGGATGCGGGATCACTTCATTAATTAGATTCGGCTTCGTAATATATTTCACAAACGTTTCATGACTGACGAATGTCGCGCCGCAGTTAAGGTTCTGGCACTGGTTGTAACGTTCTTTAGTTTCGTTCGTAAACTCGCGTGATGTACGAGTGTGTGCGGCATGGCCGCAGAGCGGGCATTTCATCATGATTGATCTACCTTTTATCATCATGTTGATATTGTGGCGATTATAGCAATCACTGGTGACATTTACAGTATTTATTGCGTATCTGTCAGTCACGCATTTCAACATCAGAGATTTTCACTTCAAATTCAAGCGCAGATGTAAATCCGTTGTCATTCAGCGAGTGTGACACCCGCGTTAAAATCCACTCCGCACCGTCGATTTCCGGCTTAAAGCCGCTGACCTTAACCGGCATTTCCGGGTAAATATCCGCCCGCCCGCGTGCCAGATTAATCGACAGAGAAGCAACGCCGCGCTGCATTTTTTCCCAGGCGGCTTTGGCTGCCCGTTCAGCATTATTTTTGTTGGCGTAAGTGTGCGAGAGGGTGAGAACATTACCTTCTTCCCCTGCCAGATAATCGCCCTGCGGTTCATCCGGTTTTTTGGTTTTCTCAGGGCTGGCTTTCTTTTTTCGCCGCTTGCGTTTTACGGCAACCTCATCTTTTTTCTTCGGTTTGCGGGTGTTGAGCCATGAGGCAACAACGCCGGTGTATGCGCCCCTGTCAGCCAGTGAGAAACGGTAGCCGTCACCAATTGCACGTGTGATCAGCAGTGGCGGGATCGGCTGGCCGGAAGCGGTTTTACCGCCCCCCTGCGGCATAAACAATAATTGTCCGTTCTTAATGGTGGCAATGGCACCTTCCTGTTTACCGATCCGGGCCAGAAATGAGCCGTCTGATTCGTTGGTTTGGTCAATATGGGCGATTTTAATTCCGGACAGGTCTTTACTGATGACCGGCTCAACATTATTCCGCTTGGCAATGGTCGTAATGATGTCGCCCAGTGTCTTATCGTGGTAAGACATTTCGCGTTTTGTGTTCAGCGTTGACCGGAAATCAGCACTGCGGCCGCGTATGGTCAGCTTATCCGGCGGGCCGCTGTGCTCAATCTCATCAACAGTAAATTTCCCTTTAAAAATCAGTGGTTCATTCTTCCAGCCAAGGTGCAGGGATAGCACCTCACCGCGCTTCGGTAACATCATTTTGCCGTCGGCATCATCGATCTCAATATCAAGCTGATCAGCCTCAAAGCCCCGGTTGTCCGTCATTGACAGGGAAATAAGCCGCCCCTGAATACGATCACTGATATTGACCGTTCCGGCGGAAAGGGCATAGTCCGGGGTGCTTTCAACACCCGTCAGGAATGAATCTGTCACGATAACAGTCCTCCGATCCCGTCAGTGATTTTTGTGCCTAGGTTGCTGAGTTCGGCAGCGGCTGCATCCAGTTGCTGACTGATATCCCCGAACATGTCAGAGAGCGATTCATCAACGCGGGTCAGTTTCAGGGTGAAATCAATTTTACGTGCAGCATGATCACTGAAAAATTCACTTTTGCTTTTGCTGATACTTTCAATGACGAACATTCCGTAAATAGTGCCGTCACCGCCGATGAGAGACCAGGCTTTTCCCGTTTCGGCCATCAGTTCAAGAGTCAGCAGAGAGAGCCGCCCGCCGGTGAATGAAGGATACAGGGTACCTGACAGGGTGATCGGGTCGTTGGACGGCCCGACATATTGCCATGACGGGCGCTTTCCGACGCGGTTGTTATAAGCGAAACGGTATTGTTTTTCTTCCTGCATCCCCTGAAACGGGACTGTCCGGCGTTCAAAGACAAACAGCCCGAGTGCTGCCATTGCCATAATTAAAACTCCTCTGTGTCACGGTATCCGCTGCGTGCGGCGGCTTGTTTTCGGCGCTCATGGGCTTCGAGTTGCCGGGCAACCTCCCGCCCGATGTCCTGCGCGGAGTGTGCCGGAGTCGGATAGATGTTGATGATCGGCGCGGATGATTGCTGTGATGAACTGTAGCTATTGCTGCCTGCTCCGGGTGATTGCGCCGGTGCCGCCGCTATTGGCTGTGACAGGGTACTCAGTGCCAGCATAGCGAGTGCTGCTGTGCTTTTTCGTCCGGTCACATTTGCCGGGCCATCCACCACTTCCGGCCCGTTCTCACCAACAATACCCCACTGACCACGCGGAATATGTCCGCCGGAATCATAGGCACCGGCGTACTTTTTCGGCGGAATGCCCCAGTTTGCAGTACGGATGCCGCCGGACATGGTGGTTTTCTGCGTGGCTTCCACGGCGTTGACAAATTTCGGATCTTTTTTGGCTTCGATTAACCAGTCCGGTGTGAGGGCATCTTTTGCCATCTGTTTGAGTTCACCGAATTTATTTTTAAGATCCGTCCATTTTTCATTAATACCGTTGATGACGCTGTCTATCATGTCTGACGCGGCTTGCTTCATGGTTGCCGGGAGGTTCTGAATATCCGTGATGACCTGATCCCATTTGGTTTTTATGGTGGTTTTCACGGTTTCCCACAGGTCTGACATGTATTTTTTAATGCCATCCCAGTTGCGGTAAATAATTCCCGGAATGGAATATTGCAGGAAAAAATTTTTAATCGCGTCCCATGCGCCGGTGACGATGCGGGTGATCCAACTCCATGCAGCAGAACAGGCGTTGCTGATGCTTGTCCACATGCTGCTGAAATAAGCAGAGATTGAATCCCATGCAGATGAGAAGATTCGGACCACATCCGCCCATAAATTTTTAAAGAATGCGGCGATAGAGTCCCAGTTCTTATAAATCAGATAGGCAACCCCGGCGATCACCGCGCCGATAAGGAATATCGGGTTAGTCAGCAGAGCTTTACCCATTCCGAACAGAGCTAGGCTGACAAATTTAATGCCTTTTGCCAGTAGTCCGAATGCGCCAGCACCTTTGATACCAAGCACCGACATACTGAGTTTCAGCATCGCTATAGGGCCGAGCATGGCGGCAAGCATCAGCACAATAGCACCGCCTACAGCCAATATAGCGCCCAGTGCGAGTGCGATTTTTGCCAGCGTTGCCGTCAGTTCGGGATTCTTTTTTACCCAGTCTCCGATACCTCGAAGTACAGATGTGACATTATCAGTTAATTCTCTGAGAGGGGATTTAACTGTATCATAAACTGAAATCCCAATTTCTTCCCATGCTGATATCGCGTTTTGAACGTCTCCGCGAAGGTTATCTGCCATCGTTTTCGCTGCTGTACTGGCGGTATCTTTCTGCTCATTAATTTGTTTTATATACGCGTCAATACGTTTTGAGGGGTCAATCTCACTTTGTTTGTCCAGTAATTCTAACATCGCAGCGGATGACTCAACCCCAAAAATACTTTTTACATATGCCATCTTTTTGACATTACCGATGCCGCTTATTCCTTTCTTTTTAAAGGCCGCATCTATTTCAGATAACATTACTGGTAATGCTTTCATCCTTCCTGTGCTGTCAGATATTGATACACCTAAATCATCCAAGGCATCTTTTGCCGCTTTAGGTTGTGCGGCTAATCGTAATAAAGACATCCTAAGTGATGTACCAGCCTGCGATCCCTGAATACCAACGTTGCCTAACAGCCCCACGGTGGCAACCATAGATTCAAAGTCCTGCCCTGCTGCCTGTGCCGCTGGGCCGACATACTTCATTGTTTCACCTAACATCCGCAGATCTGTATTAGATGTTGTAAATCCGAATACAAGAACGTCAGCAACGCGCTTCATTTCATCTGCCGGAATTTTGTAGGCACTCTGAATGTTGGATGCGATATCTGCTACCTCAGCGAGGGAATCATCCATTTTTGCTGCTTTTGCCAAGTCCAGCATACTTGGCATCGCTTTTTGGATTTTATCCGGCGTATAACCCGCCATAGCAAGAAATCCCATGCCTCCGGCTACATCGTTAGCGGTAAAACTGGTGGTAGCTCCCAGTTCTCTGGCTTGTTCTCTGAGTTTTTTCAGTTCCGGAGAATCATTATTCAGCCGGGTTAATGCCTGTACAGTTGACATGCCGTAGTCAAATTCATAGCCCGGCGCCAGAAACTTTTTGCTTGCGTACAGGGATGCGCCGCCCGTTGCCATAGCCGCCGCACCTGTGCCGGCCATTTTGTTTCTGACATCCATCGTTTTCTGATAGCTGCCTTTCGCCGCTGCCATGCGCTTTTCCTGCTCTGCGCTGCGGCGTAACTGCTGTTCCTGCCGTTGCAGTTGCTGAGTGGTACGGGCAATGTCCCCGTTCAGGCGGCGCTGTGCCTGTCCGAGGTTGTTGGTCGATATGCCGGATTGCTGTAATTCCGTGCGCTGCCGCTGTACGGATTGTTGCAGTTCACCGAATTTGTTTTTCAGTTGTGCAGCCTCCCGCTGCGCACGTTTCAGGGCGTCCGACTGCTGACGTGTGGGGTTTCCGGATGCGTTCATTTCACGGGCGAGTGCCGCGACACGCTGCGTTGCCGCCTGATAAGACTGGTTTGTTTCGGTGAGTTGCTGCTTTGTTCTGCGAAAGCCGTCAATCTGCCCGGCCTGTTTGTTGAGTTCTTTCAGTGCGTCACGGGACTGGCGGACTGCACCCGCCAGCCGTTTATTGGACTCCTGCGCACTGCGGAACGGTCGCGTTAATTTATCGACGGCATTTAACACGACCTGTAAACGGAGGTTTCTGCTCATTCACTGTTACCGCTGCGTTTGTAAGCGTGATAACGCCATTCAATTAATTCTGTCAGGCTCATATCCGCCGTGGCGGATGGTGGCCAGTGAAAAATGGTGGCAATATCTGCCACCAAATCATCAACCGTCAGCTGTTCTGGTAGTCTGTCCGCATCGACTTCGGCAGCAAAAAATTCACCACCTCAACAGACAGATTCAGCAGATCGCCAGGGTCCATCGCCAGAATTTCCGGTTTGGTCAGCGCCGGAGTGGTGACACGCGGAAGAACGTCGGTCATGTAGTTCACATCCATTTCAAGCAGGGCCTGTAAACGGACACCGCGCAGTGCGCCGGAGTTCGGCTTGCGTACAACCACTTCTCTGATTTCAGTCTCACCGCGTCTGATTGGCTCATCCAATACCACGGCTGCCTGTGTTTTTACTGTTTGTTCAGTCATTTATGTGTTCCTGTTAAAGCCCGAGCGCGGCGCGTTCATCAGACATACGGTCTTCGCCGTCCACTTTTTCAACCATGTTGACGACATCAATCTCAATGAGATCAGCACCGTCCCATGTCAGTTTGTAATAGGCAGGTTTGAAGCTGAATTTAACCTGCGTATTTTCGCCCGCTTTGGCACTGCCCGGATCAATCTCCGAGAGCCGCCCGCGCACAACAATTTCACAGGCCGTTGATTCTTTGGTGTCCTGCCGCTGGTAAAAACCGGCAAAGCGCAGCTGCACACCGTCAACCTGCACGATCCCCCACTGTTTATAGATTTGCGCTTCAATACCGCCGAGCGTTATTTCCATATCCAGTGCGCCGTCATCCAGACCCATATCAATCTGAACAGCGCCGTTCATGCCGCCGCCGCGATACGCTTCTAATTTGCGGGTCAGTTTCGGCAGGGTGACTTCTTCAACAACGCCCTGGTAATTCTCGCCGTCGTTGAACAGGTTCATGTTTTTTAATTTACGAGGTAATCCCATGATCAACCCTTAATCTTTGATGAAAAATCCATCAGATAGCTGTCGGTGATACGTTGTTTAAACGTAATATTTTCGGCAGGCGGAACCGGCGTATAGTTGTAATCAATCGCCAGTTTGCCGGATTTCAGGTCGTCTTTGCCGTTGGCGTCCGGATCGAACCAGCACTCACCGCCGAGCAGATAACCGTTATTGGTCAGGCTGCGCATTTTGGCGTTAACGCCGTCAATGATGTCTTTGACCAGTGTCGGTGTCATCGGCTTATCAACAGCCCACATATGCGCTTCTGCCATCGTGTCCGCCAGTACCTGCGCGGTGCGGGTGTAGTTTTCAAAGGCAAACTGCGGATCGTCTGAACAGGTGCGGGAACCCCAGAAACGGAAGCCGTCCTCACGGATCAGTGTGGTGATGTCGTTTTCGTTCAGCAGCCCTGCATCGGTTGCCGGGTCCTGTAAATCCCACGACACATCCGCAGAAATACCGGTCACACCATTCACGCCGATGTTTGACAGGGTTTTGTGCCAGCCGATCTCCTGGTCGATTTTGGCACGCAGTCCCAGCGCACGGGCGGAAGCATAGGCGGTGGCTTCGGCATTCTTCACGGTATCCCACGCGAGATAGTCCGGGAAAAGCAGCATCAGTTCACGCTGGTTGAAATTTTTGCGGTATGCCAGCACTTCCTCAATGGTTTTGCAGCCGAATGCTGAGGCGTAAGCAAACCCGCGCAGGGACTGTGCGACAGTAATCAGCTTTGACACCACAGCCTGATTGTCATGACCCGGCACGCCGAGAATGCGCGGTTTAACGCCGGTGTGCGTTTTGGCGGCAAGCAGGGCCTGTAATCCGGTCTTGCGTCCGTCGTCAGTGGTACCGCCGATAATATTTGAAGTGGTTTCCGCTTCGCTTTCGCCCTGTTCGACACGGACAACAACGGTGACGGGCTTTGTCTGGTCACTGATTGCCTGGAGAGAATGGGCCAGTGTGCCGGTATCCCCGGCTTTGCCGAGTGCAGCGCGGATATCTGTCAGCAGAACAGGTTTGTTCAGCGGGAATTGTTTTGCATCCGCATCATCAGCGGTACAGACCATGCCGACAATTGCGGTGCTGACCGTGCGGATAGGGCGTGTGCCTTCGTTGATTTCAACGACACGCACGCCGTGGTGATAATCTTGTGCCATAGAAAGAAGCTCCTCTTTTTGGTGCTTTCTATGGTGTTACTGATATCGCATGATGTCGTGTGGTTGGTGTTGTGTGGCAGATGATACAACAAAGGGGCTGCGCCCCTTTTTTGTTTACTGTGGTTTTTCCGGCCAGTCGATATCCGGCGCGGTGGAGGTATCCACGGCTTCCAGCAGATCCAGATAATCCAGCCAGACGTTTAACCGCGCCTTTTCATCAGGGGTGATACGCCCGAGAGCCAATTTTGTTTGCAGTAACTGAGTTTCAGCCTGAACCTCTGTAATCAGCGCCTGTTTATCGTATTCCGCTTTTGCGATCAGCTGTTCTTTCGTTGGTCGCGGATTTGTGATGTTATCGGCTTCTTCTTTGGTGATTTCAGTCACTTTTTCTTTAATCCATTCTTTAGCGGAATCATTGTCTTCAAGTGCATAAACTTCATTATTTTTTGTTTTGTAATATTTCATTGTGACAACTCCACCCATCTGTTAATAACAACCCATTCTGTTGGCTGGCCCCACCCGCCGTTAACACTGTACCGCTCACCCGGTTGAACCAGTGCATTCAGGGAAATAACCTCATCAACAGAAGTCCACCGGTAATCAACTCTGTTATTACCACTTGCATCAATAACCTGAATATCAATACTAAAAGGGTATTGTGTGCCGGTTCTGTTTGATTCGACATGGATAATGCGGGGCTTACTGTCGGTGTTGGTATACCAGACTTTATTTTGACGACTGGATGTCAGATTTTTGTAGGTTTGTCCGACACCAAAAAGCTGATCTGTGGTCGCAATGTCTTTACCGTCAATTTTGAATCCGCCGGGGCCAATAAATAATTTTTGCCCTGTAGCTCTGTTCTCAATCACGACTTCATTTTTGTTTACGACACCCCACCACGCAACCATTTTGTCGATAAGATACAATTCATGATAAACAGAGGTTCCGGCTGTTGCTTTTGTCGTTAATCCCTGACCTCCGACATATTCAATATTCAGCTGTCCGATAATTTTCCCACCAGTCTTATCGAGCTTCTTATCCAGCAATTCCGGTAAACCAAGGTTTTCGATAAACTTCGTTTTATCCGGAATATCTTTGCCGTTCTCATTTTTAGTGAGCTTGCTGTTCACTTCTGTTTTTGTGGCATAGTCGCCGGTTGGTTGTTTACCTGACAGACCGTTATTTAATTCTGTCCTGGTTGCGTAGTCGCCTGTCGGCTGTTTACCTGATAACCCTGAACTTAACTCGTTTTTAGTAGCGTAAATTTTCGCGGTTTTAGTCTCTGATGCCTGAATTGCGGCATCAATACTTTTGGTCACATACTCGCGCGTTGCCAGTACCACGGACGGATCGACTTTAAGGGTGACAGCCTGCGTGCTGCTGACAATCAGTGCCATCTGGAGAACCTGTGTCCGTCCGGACCCTTCCTGTAAATTTGGCTTGTAGGTTTCCGGAGCGTTACCAATTGCGATCAGACCGCCTTTATCATCATACAGCCCGATTTCACGAATCCACCAACCACCCTCATTTTCCGGGATCACCTGTTCGGCAATGATGATGTTCGGGTTTTTATCGTCAACTGATACCTGATTGACCGCTGCGCGGCGGTTTTCTCGGATTAACGTTGTTTGTGCCGGATCCGGAACCGGCAGTGTGCCGCCGCCGTCACCAGACCCCATTGCGGTAATGTTCATCTGCGTACCCAGCGCGACAGCGTTCGCCAGCTGTGCCGCGCCGTAGTTCGTCAGGATAGCGAAATACTTTGCTGTCATGGGTTTACTCTCACTTTATCAATGGTTATCAGTGCCGCACCTGTGTAAGCGGCACTTTCTGACCGGATAGTCTCCGGCATGTACGGGTACACTTTCAGCACGTCACCGGTGTTGACGGTTGCACCACAGTAAATATTGCCCTGTGTGCTCAGGTTGATGGACAGACCGAGCAGGTGACGGCTGACGGGCTTTGCGTCGAATATCAGGCGTTCAAGTTCGTAATAGGTTTCTTCGGTGATGCCGGTTTCCGACACGCCGACCGTCAGGCGGAATGTCCCGTTCCGGTCGCCGGTTTTCCACCATTCAGTAACGCTGATCAGATAGCCCAGCGGCTCCACGACACGCCGCAGCGCCCCGATGGTGCCCTTATGTTTGTGAACGAACATGGAGGATTTGATCACATCCCGCTTTGTCCGCTCCGGCCAGTCAGCATCCCAGCGGTCAACTGACCACGCCCACGCCAGATACGGCAGCAGAGGCAGCGGACAGGTATCAGGATTAACCAGTGTTTTTATCGGTACCGGCACGCGCTCTATCGCGGCACAGGCTTCGGCGGCAGCAAGTTCCAGCGGGCTGGAACCGGTCGGCAGCAGGCGGCTACTCATCAGAACCCCCGACCGTGACGGTCACACCGGTACAAAATGACGCCTGTGTATTACTGATCACGATATCTTTTGCCGGGCTGTTCAGTTCAACACGCTGAACCCCCTCAACATGCAGGGCGGCGTAAATGGCCGACAGCCGGATATCACGCCCGATGCGGTGCTGCTCTTTCACATAGCGGGCGATCTGTTCACGGGCTGCGGCCTCAATCGGTTCGGATTCGGGTGTCGGGAACAGATACAGCACGGCATCAACCGTATAATTCACAATTTCAACGGACTGCACAGTAACGCGGTCAGCCACCGGTCGCACATTCTCATCATTCAGCGCCTTATCAACGAGGGTCAGCAGTTCCGCCGGCGCGGTGCCGTCACCCTCGCGTGACAGCACACTGACAGTCACACAGGCAGGCTCCGGGCTGATTGCCGAGGCATCCGCAACTTGTCCGGAAGCGCTGCGGGCATGAAAAACATACGCGCCGACCGGCCCGGCAACACTCATTCCCTCAAACGCCTGCGGGATGCGCATCCGGAAATCAGAATCCGATTCATAAACGGCAGGTACCGGCGGGATCGCCGTATCATCCGCCGCCTGAATAACCAGCCGTGGAACGTTATTGTTCGCACCCAGCTGGTCGAGATCGCCGCCACGGGCAAAGGCCACCATGCAGGCGCGGGCGGACTCGTTAACGTACTGACGCAGCAGTAATTCACGGTAAGAGCTTTCCTGTAACAGTTTTACCAGTGGTTCAGATTCCAGTTGCAGTACACGGGCGACCGGCTCCCGCTGTTCTTCCGGCAGTGCGGCCAGCAGTGCGGCTTTACGTTCACTGAAAATCTGTTCAAATTCCGGTAATACAATGACGTCCGGAGGCGGTAAGCGGCTGATGTCGATGGTTGGCATAGTATTTACCTCACGGGTACGGAGAAAGAGAAAGGCTGACCGGTGGCTGAATAGGTACCTTCAAGGTCAACCACAACCTGAGCGGCTTCCGGGGATGTAATGGTGATTTTTTCAATCAGAATGCGCGGTTCCCAGCGCAGCAGGGCGGTATAGCACGCAGCCATCAGTTGTAATTTAAATGCGGAATTGTCCGCGCTGTCCGTCATCCGGAACAGTAAAGAACCGTAGGTGCGGCGGGCAATACGGGAGCCGACCGGCGTTTTCAGGATGTCGCGCACCGACTGGCGCATATGGTCAATATCGGTGATGTTTTCGCCGGTCAGTGCGTTAAAACCGTAATATTTCATTTCGGGCCGTCCGTCCGGCTTCCGCCGCGCTCTACGCCGCCGTGATTATGATCATCAATCACCACGCCGTTTGAGGAGAACGTCCCGCCGGTATGCGTAAAGCTGCCGGACATTTCCCCGCCCTGCATCACGTTCAGGGTGGCGCAGGTAAGATTGTCCGAACAGATAACGGTCGGGGTAACAAGGCGGATGTGTTCTTTCGCATTGACGATCACAACAGGGGAATTTGCGGTGATGCTTTCCCCGGCATCAATCAGGGCGGTTTTGATACCGGTCGCTTTCAGTGCGCCGGTCGCCGGTTCGTATTCAATCACCGCGCCGTCAGAATAAGTCACGTGGTCGGCAGTCAGGGATTCGGACGGCTCCGGGTGGTCATCCTGAAAAAGTCCGGCCAGCACAACGGCAGTGGTCAGTTCCCCGCCGACAGACAGGATCACCACCTGTTCACCCGGGGACGGCGGGAAGCTGCGGCGTGAATCACCGGCGCGGGGTGTGACCCACGGTAGCCAGTCGGTTTGCAGGTTTCCGGTCTGCACACGACAGCCGCGGCGGATATCAGTATCAGTGATAACCCCGGTTCGGATGATGTTTCGGATCAGGCGGAGCAGTTCCGCAATGCTGGTGTTTGTGCTCATGGTGACAGACTGCCACCGGAACGGCGGGTAATGCACCGTTCCGGTGTTGTGTGGTGAATGTCACAACATCAGGAGGCGAGAAAGTCGATAAGCAGGGATTCGATACGGCGGACATCTTCCGGGGAATAGCCCAGTAACTGCCGTGACGGATACTGAATATCCATGTTCCGCAGCCGTTCTTTCAGCCCGAACTGGTGTACTGCCGCGATATTTGCCGCAGCCGGGGCAAAGTAAACGGATGCCTCGTTTTCACTGGCAAATATCCGCATATAACGGGCCGTAGCAAGACGTTTGAACATGCGGGTTTGTTTACTTTTACCTTTGACTTTGATCCGGTCTTTTTTTACGGACACAAAACGCTGAATATCCCCTTTGCGGAAGGACCGCACCGCACCCTTATCCGTATCAAAACCGGTTATCATCCGCTTGTTCTGCTGCCAGTTTTTCAGGCTGCGCTGCTGACCGCGCCAGATGAACTTCATTTCCCGCTGCACCGTAATAAACTGTGCTTTGCGGCGGGTGTAGGCGCTGCCGTCCGGGTTTTTCTGTTCCCGGATGCGTTTAATCTGGCTGTTGCGCAGGTCGCGGACAATTTCCCGTGACAGTTTTTTTCGTTCTGCCGGGCTTACCCGCGCCAGCAGTCCGGCAAGCTCATGTTCCAGTGCTTCAAGACTCTGTTCTGACATTCAGATACTCCCAACTGTCCATCGGGTTTTCCGGTTCCGGCACGGCGTCAACGTGATATTGCCCGTCTTTTTCTTTGACGATCACCCGTTCGGTCAGTTTCAGATCAATGCTGATATTGGCACTCAGGTTATTGAGAATATCGGCCTCAAAGCGGATACCGTTCTGCCGTTTGTCCGGGTTGGCCAGAATATCCGGCTGATGCTGTTTCACCCATTCAACCACCACGGCAAACACAATATTCTGATCACCGGGAAAGGCTTCAAGGATAATGTTCAGGCTGTAACTGTATTCATAGGACAGTGACGGTTCATTTGTCGCAATAATGCCGCCATCGTCAACGAACAGGTACAATTTTTCCGGATTTTCGCTCAGGTAGCGAATTTTTTTCAGCAGAGTATCTTTAATACTGTTCAGTTTTTTCATGTTGCCTTGCCTTTTCTGCGGCACGGATGCCCTCAAGCTGGGTGTTTGCCTCATCCAGATCCGCTAACAGTAAATCAATCCACAGCGGTAATTCGCAGTAGGTCAGAACACGGGTGGCAGGGACGGCGGCACCGGCTTTATCAGTGAGTCCGGCAGCGGGGTGCATTGTGCGGGAACGTAGACGGTGCGTGTCACGGAGCAGCCCGTCAGAAACAGCGCGAGGCACAGGCAGATCACAGGTCGGATCTTTTTTAAGGATGGTGCGGTATTCAATCCGGCGTTCCTCCGAGGCGGCACGCTGCGAGATATTATTCTGCGTGGCCGCCTGCGCTATCTGGTTAAATCGGTTAAATTCAAATGACTGTGCGGCGATAACACCGGCCTGTCTGCGGATATCATTTTTCAGCCCGTCATTTTCAGCGGTCAGCCGTCCGGCTTTGTCGTAGTAATGTTTCAGGCCGAGTGATAATAAGCCCGCAATCAGCAGGCTGAACAGCAGCGGGATAATGCGGGCTTTGGTTGTCATAACAGAGACCATGCCTGTTCAAATACAGTATCGGCGTATGGTTGTGAGGCATTTTCGACCTGAATAATAGCCTTTGCCAGTCTGAACGCGGTTTGTTTATCGTAAACATCCAGGCAGTCACGGCGACCCAGACCGGTTTCCTTACAGACCCGGGTAATATACCCTTCGGTATTATTACGGTCTTTCGGTGGTGCCCAGCGCTCAATAATTTCTTCCACGGTGTCAATATTTCCGCAGCCCACACCCGGCTTACCCGGATATTTTGAGTATGACCGCAGCAGTTTAAACAATGCCCGGATACCGTACTCAGGTTTGGTAAAGCGGCAGTGCCGTGACTCAATCGCCGGATCAAACGGTAATTCACCAAGCCATTTATTTTTCGGACTGTAATCAATATTGCCCGGATTATTATTTCGGATACCTCGTGACATTAATCAGTCTCCCAGTCGTTTATTAATCATGCGGTGTGCAATGTCGCGTATCTTCTCAACACCTAAAAACCCGACCGCACCGCCGATCATGCCGGAGGCACCGTTCGGAATACCGATAAACTCCGCGCCGCTGATAATTGCCCATGACAGCGCACCGCACAGCAGGCATTCAGCCCACTTGTTTTTACGGGTGTCGCCGTCATAAATCAGGCACGCATAACGGATCAGAATGGCAACCGCCACACCGGAAAGCTGCGGCCATGCGTTTTTAAGGGTGTCGAGAATATCAGCCCAGTGTTCTTTCATTGTTTTCATACCCATCCCCCTTTGTGGAGGTGTTATCAGTTCCAGAGTTGGATCATCGGTTTGTGTTGCGGTTCGGCCACATCGGGCAGTTCGACAGGCGTTCCGTGCGGCAGTACCGCGCCGTGAGCGGCAAGGCCGGGATTCAGTTCAAGCGTCTGTTCAACCACACCGGCAGTCTGTCCGAGTACCCGGAAGCACAGGGCGTCAAGGGTTTCCCCCTGTAAGGCAAAGACTTTCATATCAGCTCACAAATATTGTGTGATTCACCTTTGATACGCTGGATCGCCCACTGCACATCACGCCAAAGATCATCTGCGGTTTCACTCAGGGCGGACGCTTTCTTTTCGCCGCTTCCGGTGGTGTCAGTGTCGCGGTAGCGTTCTGTCAGACCGGCTTTGGTGTGGCTGTAGACTGCCCGGCGGTAAAGTAAAACCAGTTCACTTTCATTGCCGATGTGGTCTGCCGGAATCGCTGCCACTGACATAAATCCGGCTGCAATCTGAGCCTGTTTCCAGTCTGCTAACTCGCGGTTAACTTCAATCATGGCGGTGATGATGGTGTGTTTCAGGCGTTCCGTGGTGACTTTGCCATCCGTCAGTACCGCAAGCTGATAATCCCGCAGACTGATATCCGGGAAAAAATTCCCGCTGCTGAGTGTTTCGTCCGGTATGTCAGTGGTTTTGTCTGATGTGAAGTCCATCTGTTACCCCGTAAAAAGGTGGGCGGTGGACAGCGTGCAGGCCCGGAGGCTATTCCGCTGTGCCGCCCCGGCGCTGTGGCTCGTTCTTTTGTGCCGTGTCGCGTTCTTCCTGCTGTTTTGCGATCAGCTTTTCCAGCTGGCGCAAATCCTGCTTAACGCCGACACGGTCATATAATTCAAGTGCCCGTAACCATGAACAGGTGGCAGGCTGTAAATACCCGTCATCACGCTGCGCATAGCCGAGCCATTTCAGGAGGTTTGCCCGGACCTGATCCGGCATATCCTCATCACCGGTCAGCTCGAGGGTGCGGGTCAGCACATCCAGCGGTACCGGGGTTTTGGCGGTGTACATCTTTTCCGCCATATCCGCGATTTCTTCCGCCACGGCACACCCGGTTGTACGGGTGTGATTTTCCGGCATTTTCAGATCATGGCGCAGGGCATAATCCGCGATATCCAGTGCGCCGTGAAAGTCTCCGGCATCAATCCGCCAGAGCATCACCCGCATCAGAACATCGTCCTGCTGACCTTTTCCCGAACTCAGGATGCCGCTGACCCACGGGGCGTAATTCGGCAGTATTTCCCGCTTGGTGGCGGCTTTGCGCTCAAACGACTGAATGCGTTTCAGCCTGCGGCGGTCAGCATTCATCATCAGTGTCATCTGTGTGTAAGCCGTGCCGGTCTGAGTGGCCGGGCTGCGCTGCTGCGCATCCTGTTTCGCACTGACCAGCATCACATGCCGGCGGAAAATACTGCCGCTCATTACTTACCGTCCTGTGTTTCTGTTTCCGGCGCCTCCGGTTTTACCGGTGCCAGCATTTTGATGTTTTCGATAAGCGCGGTACCGCGATAATCCTCAACGACATACGCTTCATTCACGGACTCAAAGTTCTCAATCCGGTCACGTTTCGGGTTGTCGATGATGTGGCGGCGGCGGGTTTCGTTCTGCCAGTAAATCGACAGATTATCCAGACGGGTGATAAACAGGGCATTTTCCGGGAAGTACGGCGCACGCACTGCCTGTAAACCGCCGATGCGTTTCTGGCTGATAATCATATCCGCAGCCAGTTTTTCACTGTTTTCCTGCTCTTTGTTGACCAGCGGGAAATATTTGTCGGCTAACAGTTTGCGTCCGCAGATAACCACCAGTTCGGTATCGTCGCGGTATTCTTCGTCGATAATCTCATCAACGGCACTCATCACCAGTGCGTCAAGGTTGAGGAAATCACCGCCTTTACCCACGCGGATAACAGGAGAAATCACCTGGCCGTCCTCACCCTTTACATCACTGACCACATGCAACGGTGCATCGGTGCGGACTTTTTGCAGCCAGCCGATATTGACGTCTTCCAGCATTTTGTTTGCAGCGCGATCGGATGTTTTGGCGCGGTGTGTACCGTTAAAGCCGATCATAATGCGGTCAAGCGCCTGACGGCGGATAATGGCGTTACGGATGCGCAGCTGGAAATCCTTGAATTTCGCCCACAGATCCAGTTTCTGATAGGTCAGCGCGGCGTCAAAGTTGGTCTGCTGGCAATCATAGGTGATATCTGTCATATCAGACGGATCAGACGGATCGCGCTCTTTGGCATTGGTATCCGTGGTACCGGCAATCGTAGAGCCGACACCCAGCCCGATGACCTGTCCGGTCTTTTCATCCACGGGGACGATATTCACAAAGCCGAGGAACGCAGCGGACATCTGGATGTTATCTTCCAGTTTCTGTGCCACGGCAGGCGTGATTTCTACCTTGCTGCTCAGTTCTTCAACCGGCACTTCATAAAGTCCGGCAAGCCGGGTCAGGAATGCATTAAATTTAAAACGTGTCTCTTTTTTCATGTCTTTTTCTCAATTCTGGTGAGCCGTGATCAGCAGTCGGTCAGCAGTTCTTCCTGCTGTGTGCCGTTGTTGCCGAAAGATACCGGGCGCTGGCTGCCGCTGCCGTCCTGTTTGCTTAACTGGTCTTTCAGCTCGCGGAGTTCTTTTTCCAGCAGATCCAGCCCCGCAGGTTCACCCGGCTGAGACAGGGAAAGCGCGTTTTTTTTCAGTCCGGCGATATCCGTCTGAATGGCTTCGATAGCTTTTGCGCACAGTTCAACGCTCTGATGCACATCATGAAAACGGGCATCATCCTGCTTACCTTTTCCGGTCAGCATTTCGGTGATGCGGCTGAACAGGGACGGGCCTTTCGGCTCTTCCGGCTTGTCTTCCGCCAGTTCGATCACGGTTTCTTCCGCCAGGGTGAACACGTTGTCTTTTGACTGTTTGCGGTCAGACAGCGGGCTGTTGCCGGATTTCTGGCTGAATTGCAGCATTTCGGTGCCGAGACTCGCCGGGCTGTCAGTGACGGCCAGACCGACCAGGTAGGCTTCGCCGGTGTCGGAGAATTTCGGGGCGATTTCAGCGGAGGTATAGACTTTCTGACGCTTTTTGTTCATCTGGATCAGTTCGTCAGTCGGAAGCAGGGTTGCGTACAGGGCCAGCTTGCCTTTCAGCGCACCCTCAGTGATTTCAGCCGTATGCACGGATTCAACATCACCAAAACGCGGCATCCATTCGTAACCGAGGTGCTCAAGATTAATGCGCGCCCCGTAAACGTTCGGGTCGTAGTTCTTTTCAATGTCTGTCAGCCAGCTGCGCTGTACTGTGCGGCCGTCGGTTGTGGCACCTTCAACACAAATACGCACCGGCTTTGTTTTTACTGTCATGGGGTGACTCCATCAGTCAGGACGGGATTGTCAGAGTGATGGGGCTATGGTTCCGGTGAATGGCCGCAGAGACAATGAAACGCTGTTGTACCGTGGCTGGTACAACAGAACGGCAGGGCACAGAGGGAGTGCGGCCAGTAATCTGGCGGCATGGAAACGATAACAGTATTTGATTCACGCAAAAAGGCCATGCACCTGTATTTCAGCGGCTACCGTATCGCACGGATCGCGGAAATGCTGGGTGAGAAAACCTCGACCATTCACAGCTGGAAGCGCCGCGACCAGTGGGACGACATCACTCCGTATGACCGGGTGGAGTTCTCCATTGAAGCGCGGTTGTGCCAGCTTATCGCCAAAGACAACAAAGAAGGGAAAGATTACAAAGAGATTGACCTGTTAGGCCGTCAGCTGGAGCGGGCCGCCAAAATCCGGCGCTATCAGAACGGCGGCAATGAAACCGATCTCAATCCGAAACTGGCGAACCGCAACGCCGGTGAACGCAAAGCCCCTGAGAAAAATGTGTTCAGTGACGAACAGATCGAAAAGCTGGAACAGATTTTCATGGGGAATATGTTTGAGTATCAGAAAGTCTGGTACCGCGCCGGTGCGCAGAACCGCATCCGCGATATTCTCAAATCCCGCCAGATAGGGGCGACCTACTATTTTGCCCGCGAAGCCTTTATGGATGCGCTGCTGACCGGGCGCAATCAGGTGTTTCTTTCTGCCAGTAAGGCCCAGGCGCACGTTTTCAAACAGTACATCATTGAGATTGCCCGTGAAGTGGATGTTGATCTGAAAGGCGATCCGATTGTGCTGCCGAACGGCGCTACTCTGTATTTTCTGGGCACCAATGCCCGCACCGCACAAAGCTATCACGGCAATCTTTACCTGGATGAATATTTCTGGATCCCGAAGTTTCAGGAACTGCGCAAAGTCGCCTCCGGCATGGCAATGCACAAAAAATGGCGGCAGACCTATTTCTCAACCCCCTCAAGCCTGACCCACAGTGCGTACCCGTTCTGGTCAGGAAAACTGTTTAACCGGGGCCGCGCCAAAGCCGATCATGTGGATATTGATATCAGTCACGCGGCATTACGTGACGGCCGTCTGTGTGAAGATGGCCAGTGGCGGCAGATTGTCACGGTGGAAGATGCGGTGCGCGGCGGCTGTGACCTGTTTGATATCGCACAGCTGCGCCTTGAATACAGCCCGGATGAATATCAGAACCTGCTGATGTGTGACTTTGTGGACGATATCGCGTCCATTTTTTCGCTGGAACTGATGCAGAGTTGCCTGGTTGATTCATGGGATGTGTGGGAGGACTTTCAGCCGGAACTGTACCGGCCATACGGTCACCGGCCTGTCTGGATCGGCTATGACCCGGCGAAAGGTACCGAGGGCGGCGACAGTGCCGGGTGTGTGGTTATCGCACCGCCGGTGATGTTCGGCGGCGCGTTCCGCATCCTTGAGCGCCACCAGTGGCGCGGGATGGATTTCCGGGCACAGGCGGAAGCCATCAAGCAACTGACCGAACGCTATAACACGGAATACATCGGTATCGACAGTACCGGGATCGGACACGGCGTCTTTAAATCCGTACAGGAATTTTTCCCGCAGGTACGGGAATTTATCTATAACCCGGCGGTAAAAAACGCCCTTGTGCTGAAAGCGTGGGATGTTATCAACAGCGGACGCCTTGAGTTCGACGCCGGAGACCGGGACGTCATTCAGTCGTTTATGGCTATCCGCCGTTCAACCACGGCCAGCGGCAACCGCCCGACCTATGAGGCCAGCCGCAGCGAGGACGCCAGTCATGCGGATCTTGCCTGGGCGACGATGCACGCCCTGTTCAACGAACCAATCACGGGTGAGAGCACCCAAAATCATAATATCGTGGAGCTTTACTGATGAGCCGTAAAAACAGAAACAAACAGCACAAACAAAAGAGTACCGGCGGCGTGGAGGCGTTCACGTTCGGTGAACCGGTGTCCGTTCTCGACAGCCGGGAGATTTATGATTATCTGGAATGTGCCCGTATGGATCAGTGGTATGAACCGCCGATGAGTTTTAACGGTTTGTCCAAGGCATTCCGGGCGGCACCGCATCACAGCAGTGCAATCTATGTGAAGCGCAATATTCTGACCAGTACCTTTATCCCGCACCCGTTGTTAGACCGGAAAACGTTCAACAGCTTTGCGCTGGACTTTCTGATATTCGGTAACGGTTATATTGAAAAACGTCACAACCGGCTGGGTGGCATACTGGGATTCAAACATGCCCCGGCGAAATATACCCGCCGTGGTATCGACCCGGATCAATACTGGTTTGTGAAATACGGTTACGACAGTGAGCCGTTCCCGTTTGAATCAGGCGCGGTGTTTCATCTGATCGAACCGGATGTGAATCAGGAACTGTACGGCCTGCCGGAATATCTGGCCGCGCTGCCGTCAACGCTGCTGAATGAATCTGCCACACTGTTTCGCCGCCGGTATTACCTCAACGGCAGTCACGCCGGGTACATCATGTACATCAGTGATTCCGCCCAGACGCCGGGTGACATCGACAATATCCGCAAAGCGGTGCGCAGCAGCAAAGGACCCGGTAACTTCCGCAACCTGTTTCTGTATGCACCGAACGGGAAGAAAGACGGGATTCAGGTGATGCCGCTCAGTGAAGTTGCCGCCAAGGATGAATTCCTGAACATCAAGAACGTCAGTCGTGATGACATGCTGGCCGCGCACCGGGTACCGCCGCAGCTGATGGGGATACTGCCGCAGAATACCGGCGGCTTCGGGGATGTGGAAAAAGCGGCCAAGGTGTTTATCCGTAATGAACTGATGCCGTTACAGGCCAAGATGAAACAGCTGAATGACTGGTGCGGTCAGGAGGTGATCCGGTTTGAGGATTACCGGCTGCCGGACGACGGCGAATAATCACAGCACGAACCACAGAAACCGCCGCCCGGCGGTTTTTTTACGTCCGCACATGATGAAGATCGGTGTTACCAATAATAATAACGCCCCACAATATTATACTAAACCCGCAGCCGGAATACGAATCTGCCGGATTTTGCCACCCTGTAACCCGCCTTTACATCGCCTGTATCGCTCTGTGCGACGACCTGAAAAAAGATAACCTGCACCACATCTTTTTACTTTTAACGCCACCACGCCCGGGAAATTTGCGGGAACCGGGAAACGAATAAACATGCCGCCGCGCAATCGTAGCCCCGCCACGCCTGCCCACTAAATAGGGCGGTTTTCATGCACCCGCAAGCGATCCTCTGAACCCCGCCGGATATGGGGCTACGCGGCTATAGCGATCCTTTTCCGTTTATGCGATTTTGGTGGTTTTACTGACCACATAGCTGCCAGTCCACACTGATTTTCGGATTAAGATGAATGTCGACTTCATCTTCATAAAAGATCAGATGTTCTGTACTATATTGATTGCCCCAGAGCCTCATTGATTGCAGCATTTTTTCCTCTTTATGATGTCATGGATGTGCAGTGCTCCAGCGTGACCGCTGATAACCAAAATCACAGGAAGTCAGTTTTATTAGCTTGCGTAACAGTGCTCAAATGGCTTCAAGTGACCAACGCCGAGAGCGTTCGGTTGACAATGAATTTAAGCCATCAATGCTGTATAGCGTGAACTAGTTTATCTGATGGTCGACCGAAGAGTGGGCACAGCATAAAATTCGGGAAACTTTAGTAACCGTGTATCCGCGGCGCAGCATCAGCATAGAGGTAAGCCTGCGGGCATGGTGTTTATCGCGGGTCTGCTGCATGTTTTTTTGCATCTGGCGTCGTTCATTACGGGGTATAAGTGCTATGACTGTCATCGCTCATTCCGATTGGTGATTCTGGTTGGTTAGGCGATTGATCAGAACGCACAATCCGGACTGAGTTCCTTTCTGGTGAGCTATTATTTGACGCAGCTATTTCGTATGTAACCACTCTGAATAGATATTTTTGAAAATGAATAAATACTAAATTATTTCGTTTAGTTAACTTAATAATTAATTTTATTTTGGCTGTTTCTCACTAGTGATCTGATTCTAAAGTCATTCAATGAATAAGCTTGGTTAGTCCTTTAACCAAGTAGCTAAGATTAGTTGTGATGTTCGAATTTTTTTAGTTTGAAAATTCCTGTAGTGTAATATTTAAACAAATTTATTTTTGTTTCGGCTATTCTATGATTAGGTGTGTGGTTAAATTTTGCAAGTTTTCGTTCAATTTGATGGTAGTAATCTTTTGCAATTGCTCTTGCTTGATCATCACCTTCAAATTGTCTAACAATAGTTACGTGGCCCTCTGATAAGGTTACTATTGGATATTCATCATTAATATGGATGTCTGCATTTTCTAATCTAGTCAATATCTCTTTTGCATCCCTGAGATATATCATAGCCAAAGCTTTTGAATCTGTTCTAGTGGCAAGTATTATCTGTTGTTGGGCAAGCGCATGATCGATTTGCGGAGATCCGCTATAAGCTACTTTGGCTGTTGATATTTTCTCGAATGCTTCATCTTGCTTGTTGTAACCACGCAATGCTAGACCATACTGTAGGAGATATAATCCTTCATTTTCCAATGTTTTTTCAAACATTTTATAAATCCCAAGGATAATCTTTTCATTGTTATTTAAGAGTTTTTTCAGTGATTTAAAATTAACTAAAGACTTATATATATTACCTTCGCTTTTGGATATATTAGTCATTATCGGGTACTCATAAACAGAAAATGAGTATATATATGCGCAAATAATTTTTTGAAGATAATCAGGTTCAATAAAGAAATCAAAAATTTTATTAATGTAAGAGTAATGACGAGTAGAAACCGCGCCATTTTTGTAAAATAAAATTCCATTCATTTCTTTACACAGCCTAACGATATCACCTTTAAGATCAAGGTATTGTAATGCTCTGCTCAATGTCGACTCATGAGCATTGACTCTTTGAAATGTTGCTAAGCCTGATAGAATGAGTAAGGCTTTATGGGATTCAGTTGGGATTTTATTATAATCTCGCTGGATTATTTTATTAAACCCTTCTCCTGATGTTGTCTCCATCAAACCTATTAGTAGCTGCTGCCTCGACCGTATCGTTAATTCTTTTATTCTTGAAGCTGGGGACATTTTTTCAAGTCGAGTCCAGTTGCCATATTTTTTTACGTGTTTTAAAATTTCAGTTGCATCGTCATTGTTAATCAATGATATATCTAAACTTTGAATGACATCTTTGTCAAAATATTCTGCACCTCGGTATGTCCATATATTTAAACTTTCAGAACCAATAAAAACACACTTATTTTTTTTATTTTCTTTTATTATCTCTCCAATTTGTTGTGCAATGTCTGCGATTTTCTCTATAAATATAAAGTATTTGCTACTGGTTTTTTTATCAAGTTCATGGACCAAGGATGATATGTCTGCATTTATATTATCCAAGTAGTAAACAGGAAAGTTTATTTCAGATAATTTTAAAGCAAGTTGCTTCATCATTGTTGTTTTGCCAGAACCAGCTGGACCGAAAATACAAAATAGTGAGGTTTTATCTTTTTCTTTTATTGTTTTTTTAATTAAATGAAATGCTTTGGTAGTATGTGCTAACATGGCTGGGACATTATCAAGAATATCCTTCCATGTAGGCTTGTAACCTTTGTAAAAATTTCTTAGCGGAAATCCACTATCAGGTTCTTTTATTAAGCTAAGTTGTGATCTACTAACGGGAACCACTTCCCTGAAAATAGAAATATAACGTTCGGAATCAGTAACGTCAGTTACATTTAGCTCGGGACGACTTTTTAATAAAGTTGATGATGGTGTTGGGGGGGTGTCAAAGTTATCATCCAGCCAACTGACAAAGTTTTCTAAAGTGGCAGAAATATGTTCAATGTTTGACTCAAGAAGGTTCTCAATGTCAATTTCAGAAGCGGTAGGAGTAATAACATAACTACGTTGCTCTCTACTATTTGTTCTTCCTCTATAACGCTCTATTTGATGGTAGAAAAGGGGTTCATCCAGTTTTGTGCCAATAAAAATAAATACGTAGTTAAAATAATCACTTCCTAGTTCTTCATACCATAGAGGAGTGGTCGAAGCAGCTGAACCATACTCTTGTGGTGAGAAAATATATCCATCACTAGGTTTTCTAATATCACCATTCAGCTTTATATAATCTAAGTTTTTAAATAACTGATCGCGAGGGACAACTTTATCTAATCGACTGCGTATATAAACGTTCTGCTTTGAATTCCTATCGAGTGATCTTTCAAAAGCATCATCAACATTAAGTGTATAGATACGAGCAAATGTATAGGATGCTAGTCTATTATATGCCTTTGATGGTGTACAATTGCGAAAGTTTTTATCGAATATCTCATCTATTCTATCACCTAGTTTACGTTTGCACGCTCCGAAAACCTTAGATAAGGGCTCTCCATTATATGCTAAACCTGCTTCTGTGGCAAGAATTTTTGCTAGCTCCTCGCCTAGTGGGACTGAATTGCCATTAGATGTTAGAGATCCAAAAGAAGCTCCAGCCCCCAAAAGCAGCATCACCCTACCTTCCTGAATGGCATTTTTTATCTCTTGATTCATTACTCGTATCCTTTAAGTTTACTGGCGGTTATATATTTCCCCACCAAGTCACTAATAATTTCCGTTATTTTAAGTATGCACTTCGATTGTAAGCTTTCCTCACATCATTTTTCTCGGTATGCGCAAGCACTGCTTCTATAATATCCGATCCGTATGACGATTAATTCATAGCTGTACTTGCTATAGAACGTAAACTATGTGCGACTAATTTTCCACCATAACCACTTCGCTTTAAGGCTGCATTTGCAGTTTGGCTATTCATTGTACTGCGAGGGTCATTGTGGCTAAATAGCTGCGCCAAATAATAGATCACCAGAAAGGAACTCAGTCCGGATTGTGTGATCTGATTAATTGCTAAACCAACCAGAATCACCAATCGAAATGAGCGATGATAATCATAGCACTTATACCCCGTAAATGTGGGAAATAACCCGTCGACCGATTTGTGTTGTTTCCGCTGACTTTGCCGCTTTCTCAGCGGCCTTATCACTCAGGCATGAACCCCACGGTTTTATTTGGTAAACCCCTGTCACGCCGTAGTTTGGCGCTAAATCTGGCGATTTATCACCATCGGTTGAGATCACCGATCCACAGTTATTGACAGGACTCCGAGGGTCGGCGATGCCGCCCTTTAAAAGATTAAAATCAAAACCAACGGCAACCGGTGCAGGGTTTTGACTGTCGCGTTTTTTAACAATCTGGTATTTATGTTCGCGGGTTTTGACGACATCACCGCCAAAAACAGGGGAGTAGATCCCAAAGACTTCCGGGACTTCTTCGTCGTACTGGTTCAGCCGATCAGCGGCGCGTCTCGCTACTCTGACCGTTTGCAGGTCACGTGGGGTGCACGGGCCACCCTGAGAAAGGATATATTCATCAAACTGTCCCTCATCTGCTGCGGCTCTGACTTTCTCAGCCACATCCCCGATTTGCTCTGCGATAGACACACCGCGCAATTTGCGGCACTCGCGGTAAGCACCTTTTGACGGCAGGTTATAAAACTGAAACTGCGGGATACGCCACGTTGCCGCCCAGGCGGTCACGGCGGCGGCGGTATCACTCAGCGGCTTTCCGGTGTCATTATCGATTTCACCGTCCAGAGCGTAACCGTCGATATTCTTAGAAATGTATTTCGCGATATAACTGACAGCGCCACCACGGTTCATGTGTTCACACTTAAACCGATGTTTTTGTGCGCCTTGCTCTTTCCCGTCAACGGCAAGGGCTTTTTTGCGCATAATGTCGATAACCTGCGCACGACTGGCTTTGTCAGTGAATAACAATAAATGCCAGTGCGGAGTACCATCATGATGCGGCTCAACAACGCGAATACCGTAGACTTTAAGCCCGTAATCCTTGAAAGCTGTCCGTATTTTCGACCACACGCGGACAAGATATGCCTGTCCGTTCTTTGGTGTATAAGCCTCCTTTGACCAGTTATGATTAATAATGGCCTTTTTCTCATCTTTCTTACCGGTAACCTTTGTCGGATGGTACTTTGACGGTGTCGTGATGGTAACAAACATGCCGATATCACCGCGTTGCATAGCCACTTTTTCAATGCCGGCGATCTGTGCCATAAGTTCCATACGGCGAATTTCAGGGTTGGAAATACTCCCCATCACTTTTTCAAACAGATCAAACCGCTCACCCGTCTCAGTGTCTTCAATATCCATCTGTTTCAGATATTCTTCGTTCGCTTTACGCTGGGCGCGGACTTCATTAATCGCCTGGCGGCTGGCATACGGGCGCTTATTCATATTGACGGCCATAACGGCAATCAGCAGCGACTCACGCCAGCGGGCACGATGCGCCCGTAAACGGCGGTACCAGAAATCATCATTCACCAGACGGGCAAGGGCAGAGTGGATATTTTTTTCACTAATTGAGCCTTTCAGATACCGGCTGTAGTGAAGCGGGGTAATATGCAGTTCTTTGGCATCAGCAGCCATGTGCCCGTATATTTCATACAGGTACTTAAATTTAAATATGGCACCATCACCAATCTCGCTGACCTTATCGATCAGCAGTTGGCAACGCTCAAAAAATACTTTCGCCAGTTGCTTTGCCAGTAATTTAACGGCCTTGTCGGATAACTCCGGCAGGGCATTAAACTGATCCATATGACGCACTGAAAAGCGGTCATTAACGGCATTAACTCGCGGAAGTATTTCCCGATAAAATTTGAAATACAGATATCTGTGAGCCTCTAACAGCCCCTTTTCTTCGTAAATACTTTCATAGCGCTTACGGAACGGAAAACGCAGCATGCGCGGCAGGCGTTCTATCTCGTTCTGCAATTCCTGATTTTGTTTCAGCTGTGCAGCGGTCAGAGGCAGCTCAAAACCCAGCACCGCCTCATGTCGCTTTTTGTTCCACTCATGCACAAAAACTGCCGGTTCTGGCGGCGGCTGCACACTGAAATCAATGACTTTCCCCGTCATGACCGGTCACCAACCGGCATTTCCCGGAGTACAGACAGCGCTGTCTGACAGCGTTTCACTATCATTTCGCTGAAAAGCAAATACTCATCCAGTGTTTTTACCGGTTTATCTTTCGGCCTGATAACCTGCATGGCGACAAGGTCAGCAACCATAATGACAGGGTTGTCATACCGGGAAACCAACGACCAGCTATTGTTTTCAAGATCAGCCTCAATCAGCGCGTATTCAGGGAGTGATGCATGCTCTTCTGGAAGACGGCGGGCGATAGCGTAGTGGGTATCAGTAATATAAATGCCGTTGCGCGGGTCGATGATGCTCATTGGCAACCACCCAGCACAGCAATAATTTCAGGTGCTTTCTTTCGGTTGCCGTTAGCCGCAATGGTGCGCGGGGCTTCTATTACGTGGATAGTGAAGCCTAAATCCGCATACAGCTCTTTTGCCGCCAGTGAATTTGATACCGTTACCGGGTTGCCCTGAATATCATTCAAATCTTTCAGGGCAAAGGCCAGCGCTTCATTATCTGCATCGGTAAAACCGTCAGTATGATACTGAGTAAAGCTTTTTCCCATGTACGGAGGATCGCAATACACACCGTCACCAAAATCGACCAGCGATAACGTGTCCTGCCATACGAGGTGCTGGATGTTGGCTTTTACTGCTTTGGCAGCAAATGCGCGGATTTCTTTCTCCGGGAAGTATGGTTTTTTATAATTTCCGCGCGGTACATTAAAGCTGCCTTTCTGATTGTAGCGGCAGAGTCCGTTATAACAGTGGCGATTTAAATAAATAAAATATGCTGTGATAAATTCAGGTTGTAAGACACGTTTACTTTTATTAAAAAAATCGCGCTCTACATAATAGCCTGACTCAACAGCCTCTAATTCAAAAAGATCGTATGCGGTTCTTATAACCTCATCAATATTATCTGAGGCTATTTGTTGATACATAGTGATTAAATCGTTATTCACATCTGCAATTAAATACTGCTCATAGTCAGTATTCATCATCACAGCACAGGAACCGGCGAACGGCTCAACGAGGCGTTTTGTTTTTGGCAGATGCGGGCGCAGCTGTTCCATAATGCCGACTTTTGAACCCGCCCATTTGAGGATGGTTTTCTCCGCCATTTCACACGCTCCGGTAATGTTTGTTTTTCAATTCATCAATTGCCTGGCAATCAATGCACATGGTGCAGCCGATCACAGCGCGGCGGCGTGGCTCAGGGATTGGTTTACCGCAGCCCTCACATTCAAACGTGGACACACCCGCAGCAGTAATACGGGCGGCGGCTATCTGGCTTTCAAGCACAAGCGCGGCGTGGTCATTGGCGCGGTCGATTTCGTCAGACATGGTTCAGCTCTCCCGCTTCGTTTTCGATACGGTCAGCCTCACCATTGAGCAGGTGATAAATTTCAGTTGGTGTCATTTTCTGTCTTAACGCTTTATGGGAAATGGTGCGCAAACGACCGGCAAACCCATCAAGCAAGGTTTTGCGCTCGTCTTCGCGGTTGGCTTTGATATTTTCAGCTACAGGGGTGAATATTGGTTCCGGAATTGATTTCATTTTAAAACCTCATTTTTAGGTAATAAAAAGCCCTGACCGGTTAAGGTCATTTTCTTTTTGGTCAATATTTAAATCGGGTATGAAATATTTTTCGGCATTAATGCCGTTAGTGACTTTATTTTATTAATAGCAATAATTAATTGCTGTTTTTCCTCTTTTGTCAGGTCTGCATATTTCCTTTCTTTATTACCCAATTCAGCAAGAAAGAAAATCATGTCTAACATTCGTTTATCTGACAGTCGCATGTATTCAATAAATCCGGTCAGTTCGCTATTATCCGGATTATCCTGTTTGTTTTTGAAAAAAACAGTTGTCCGCAATGCCCCGGCCTCTGTCAGTTTTTCTGTTCTTTCAGAAAATGACATGCCGTTATTTTTGTAACTCTTAACGCCAGCCAGTGAACGATTAATATCTTCACTCTGTAACCGTGATGTAATATCAATTAATTCAGCTGTTGCACGCATAAGCCACCGCCGTTATTTCTTATCGAACAATGAATCTATAAAATCTGTTGCCTGTGCCAGTGCGTCAAACTTCCCGAACGAATGACAGCTATCAGCGCCATCAGACAGGGTGACGTGATACTGCGTTATTTTCCGTGTCGCATTACGCGGCAGGGTGATAATAATAAATCCGCGATATTCCTGGCTGTGTGTGCTGATTTGCCTGACCATAGCCAACCTCAACTAACCTGCGGTTTACCGAGACCCAGCCACACAAGCCAGCCGTTTCGGATTTCGTCGGGCAGGGTGGCACGTGCAAGATCCAGACCCTCATTCCATGCTGAAACGCTAATGTAATATTCGCCGCGACTGGCGTTCGGGTTTTTCATTTCCACATAAGGCAATTTCCCAGCCTTACGCATATCAGAAACAGCCTGCGCTGTTTTGCCGATCATTTCTGCAAACCGGGCTTCGGTCACATAATCCGCAGAACCTGCTTTCAATGCAGCGGCAACCTTTACGTTTTCCTTTGTCATCTGTTAACCTCTCTTGTTGTGGCTCTTTGTAGCCCTCTTACGCTCACTGCTGCTTTTAACGGTGAAATCTAATCCTCCATACAATATTGAGAACTCAACATTATGTCAAGAACGCAAGGTGAAAAATTAAGGATTATGCGGAACTCTGAGCAGATAACAAAAAAGGAACTAGTGGAAATGGCAGGCCTGAACTACGCAACTTATCACGGTTATGAAAGCGATAAATCGAAGATGACATTTGAATCCGGAGTAAAAATATTTTCTACTCCGTTATTCAGAAAATACCGCGACTGGTTCATGTTCGACGAAGTTAATCCTGAAGCTGGCCAAATAGCACCGGCCCTCGCACACAATGGGCACGAAGAAACAACGTCACCCCGCTCAGACAAGAAAACTGGTTAACAATACATCTCGATTTTTGTGAGTTTATTGATTCACAAACTCTTTGCACCCTCGGAGGGCTTTCTTATGTCAATTAAGAAACTCGAAGATGGTCGCTATGAAGTGGACATTCGTCCGACTGGCCGCAACGGAAAGCGTGTCAGACGGAAATTTGATAAGAAGTTTGAAGCCGTTAATTATGAACGGTACGTGATGGCCAACCACTCGAAAGAATGGGCGCCGAAGTTAACCGACAATCGCCTGTTAAGCGAAATAGCGCAACAATGGTGGGATTTATTTGGGAGTCATCTCGATCATGGACGAGATCAAAAGAACAGAGTTGATATGTTTTGCCGCGTGATGTTAGACCCTGCAACACCAAAAATAGACAAATCACTTATATCCCAGTATTGCCAGATACGCACGGCTCACGGGGTTAAAGCGTCGTCGATTAATCGTGAAATTACCGCAGTGCGCGGCATTTTTACGTATTTAATTGATGCTGGTATTTATCTCGGCGAACACCCTTTCAGCGGTTATAAGAAACTGAAAGAGCAGGCCACGGAAATGTCATATCTGACGGATGATGATGTCAGCAGATTGCTGACTAACCTTAGTGGTGATGATTATAACATTGCCGTTCTTTGCCTCAGTACCGGTGCCCGGTGGAGTGAAGCAACCAGGTTAAAGCGGGAACATGTGATTCAGAATAAGGTACGTTTTACATTTACGAAAACCCGCAAGCCTCGGATTGTACCAATTTCTGATGATGTTGCTGACATGATATGTGATGGTAAAAACGGGCTGTTATTCCCTGATATCTCGTATCAGCGCTTCCGGAAAATTTTAAAGGAAGTGAAACCGACATTGCCGGGCGGGCAGGCAACACACGTCCTGAGACACACGTTTGCAACGCATTTTATGATGAATGGCGGTAGTATCCTGACGCTACAGCGATTGCTGGGGCACGCTAATTTATCTCAGACGATGACATATGCACACTTTGCCCCGGATTTTTTACAGGATGCAATTGACCTGAATCCGCTGAAAGGTAAATGTCGAGTTTAG